CTAGGCATTATGCGAGGTCTCCGTGGAATGTGCCGCAAATAAAGTTACGGTCTGTGACTGTACCGGCAGCGTTCTTCAACTGAATCTGATGTGTCCCTACGGCCATGCTGGCAGATTTCATCTGATAAGTGGTCTCTGCCCCATCCGATGCGCCACAGTAGGTAAAAGAATAATTTGCGTTTCCAAAAGATGTAGAAAAAGATGTAGTGTAATCACCTGTACCGTTGTCTGTTAGGCCAGAGGTATTAAAGCTGTCCTGAAAAGATACATCCCCTGAACCATCTATATTTGCCCAAGCCTTCGCCAGCCCCTGCTGCAAGTTCGTGGTCGTGCTGTTGCCTTCACCCGTGACTGCAATAGAGCCAGCAGTGCTAGTACCAGTCAGCGTGTTTACAAGAATGGTACTCATGCGAGGTCTCCGTGTGTTGCGGCAGTCATGTAGTCGTTATCGTTGTAAGAACCGCTATTAGACGACGAGGTGTAAAATAAATATGTGTTTGAATCCGTTGGAGATGCTGTTGAAGCCCTGTTACCCGCACTAGAAATTGTCTCACCAACAGATGTGACCGGAGCAAAATTTGCGCTGTCATGGCTGGTAGTTAGATTTACTGTCTTTTTTCCTGTCGCATCGTCACTAGTTGAACTCATATTAAAACTGTCACGAACACTGGCGTCATCTCCAAACATATTAATCCAGTGTTTTGCGGCATGTTGCTTCGTCAGCGTAGCCGCACCGCCGCTAGTCGATTGAATGGTATCTGCCTTCAATGTACTCATAGCGTCACCAATGTCCCGCCGCTTTCAACGGTCAGGGTCACGCCACTGGCTACAGTGAACGGGCCAGTCACGTTTGCGTTCTCCGTTGCAAGGATAGTCGTGTCAGCAGTCAACGACTGTGCATTAGTACGGAACAGGCCACCGCCCTTAAAGTTGCCCTTGTTCTGATCGGCGGGTGTGATCGTTGCACCCTGTGGAGCAAGGTAGTTCACAAAGATATTGCCAGTGCCACTAGATGGAGCAGCGGTAAATGTCAGTGTTGTACCGTCAGGAATGGTGTATGCCGCAGTGTCTTGCACCACACCGTCAACAGACACAAGAACATCCTGCACAGATGACACAGCGGTGGTTAGCGTGAACGTCGTGTCACTGCCGTCGCCATTGAACCGTTGAACCGCTACCGTGCTTTGAAAGTTGTCGGCTATCGGCTGACCAATATAAGGCATCAGGTGATCTCCATGTAGCTCATGGTGACAGAAACCTTGTCCGCGACAGAGGCGTCTATCTTTATGATGTCTCCAACATTCAGTATCAGCTTGTTACCACCCATGATCTCTACCGTCGAACCCACAGGTATTGGTATGTCTTTTACGATGTGGGCTGTTGTATTCTGCGTTTGACTTGTCTGTGTCGTGGTGCTGACAAGCTGGACCGTGCCTGTCACTTGCGAGGTGTGTACGTTGGCAAGAGTCAAACCAAGCACAACTACAGTGCTACCGGTTTGTACCGTGTACAGCGTTTCTGGTGATCCAGAGGTGGCGGGAGCAACATCCCGTGTAATTACTTTGAATGTATTAGCCATCTAAATCTCCATCACCCCAACGCAATCGCAAGAGCCGTTGCCTCGTCTGCTGCCGCTGTTGCGGTTGTTGCACCAATATCGGATAGAACCTCTGACGCCGAACGGCCTTCGATAGATGTGCCGTCAATCCGCAAAAAGTCGTTGTCGGCAGCGCCACTTGTAAAGACCGGCACATTGCCGTTGCTGATGCCCGTAGCCGCAACAGCCGCCGTTCCCAAACCAATGTCTGATCTAACCTCTGACGCGCTTCTACTTTCCAAACCGCTGGCTGTAAATCTGGCAAACTCATCGTCTGCTACAGATGAACTGTCAATCTTGACGGCATTAGTGTTCGAGATGCCAAACGTCAGGCTGGCTTGTGCGCCGATGTCTGACAGCACTTCAGATGCAGAACGACCTTCGATGGCAGTTCCGTCAACACGAAGAAAGTCATCATCCGCCACGCCGCTAGTAAACTTCGGGATGTTTGTGTTAGATATGCCGGTGTCCAGCACCGCCGCTGTGCCAAGACCGAGGCTGGTTCTAGCCGTCGCCCCAGACTCTGCTACAAAGTTGCCGCCATCACCCACAATAAAGTTGCCATCAGTGACAGCAAGACCAGCAACATCCTGTAACTGCTGATCAAGTCTTGCGTTAGCTACTGTGCCACTAGCAAGGTTGCTTGCGTTGAGTGCGGTAAGTGCGCTGCCGTTAGCCGCTATGATATTCCCAGCAGCATCAAGAAAAACCGCCTTCTCTGCTGGCTGGGCACAGAAAATTGTCTTGGTGCCAGAACTCCAACTTACTGCGCTGTCACTGTTGCTGGACTGAAGAATCGTTGTACGAGCTAACGTCGTGCCAGACGATGTGTAAGTGCCAATACCAACCTCAAAGTCAGTTCCGTCTGTGCAGGCGTAGTACGTCGTGTTGCCATCGCCAACTGACGAAAATGCTTCAAAACCAGTAACGGCACCGGCCAATGTATAAGTGCCAGTGCCGGTGGTAGTGGTAGTCTCTTTGACGCGATCCTTGAGTACCAGTGCCATGTTACTTCAACTCAATAGTGAGGTTCCCTGCGTTGATGCGGAAGATGTCGCCGTCGTCAATCGTTCTGCTGGCATCAAGTGCGCCAACAAACAAAATGTTGCCACTGGACGAGGCGTCCGCAATAAACACATGAGTGATCGTGTCGGCAGTAGTGGTGCCTGCCGCCGGAAAGTCAATGTTGGCAGCGTTCGTCGCTGTCTGCGTGTCCGTAGAGTCAGAACCAATCGTGGTCCAATTAGACGCCGTGACCTGTACCCTTGCATAGTTGGTAAAGTCCGCCTCTGTCACAGAGCCTGTTTCTGCCGCAGATACCGCAGTTGCCAGACCGACATAGATGCTGTCACCCGGCGAGGAGAAACTCAACGAGTTGTTCTTGAATATGAAATGCAACAACCTCCGCTCTAGGTAGTTTGTTGCTGCGTTGGATGTAGCCATCTCCTACTCCTTATGTGCGAGGCCGTTCTGGCAAGCCCCTGCGATAAGCGTCAGCGTTCTCTCTCGCCTCTGCCAGATCTTTCAGTCTCGAAAGCGCCTCGGTGAACTGCTTGTCATACAACTGAAGCATGTCCGGCTCACCCTTCATGTAAATATACGCCTCGTATAATGAGCCGTAAAGCAAGGCGTTCGGGGCGTTTGTGCTCAACCAGGTCGTACCACTGTCTGCCCCTGCGGTAAGCGAAGCTGGACGGTAAAAGTAATGAAACTCACAGACGTAATTGCTGTCTGGAGTTGGCGCCAGGATCATGTTGTCCACATCGAATCTGGCGTAGTACCTGGGTGTGCCGGTCGTGGCCGAGTTTGGATTGTACTCTTGGATGAAGTTCACGTCCTTTTGCAACAGAAACTCTTTAGAACTGCTGTTCGTTATGGACAACGAGAAAGAGGTTAAAAAGTCTGTTGGCAACGATAAGAAGGGATCATTCTGCGAAACCGCGCTTGTAGCGTTTTTACGGAAATACTCTAGATCTACGAGGTAGAAGATTCGATCCTCTGCCGCACGAATGAAGTCATCTATATTCGAGACGAATGAAGTCTCCGTGTTTTCTGTGTATTCCTGTATCGCAGTCTTTAGCTGTGCAAATGTAAACGCCATCTATGTCTCCAAAGTCACCGGCCCGGCAGTCGCATTTTCACCACCCCCGCGTTGACCACCCGTGGTGGCGGTGCCGGACGACGCAGTAAAGGTATAGAGGTTAGCATCCGTGACAGTAATCGAGTAACCACTAGAACTCTCCAACACAGCTTGAGTGAAGCCATCAAATCCGGTTGTCTTTCGAAACCTTACCGTATCTCCAGTGGTGCGTCCATGTGAAGGCTCGATAACCGTTATAACGGCGCTACCAGAAGAACCCGAAAGCAAGGGATTGGAGGGCAGCAATCTAGCCACCGTGACCTCAGTACGCTGATCTGGACGTGGATCGTGAATAGCCTGCGGATCTGGTCCAACACGAATCGGCTCTAGCTGTGGATGTTTTGCCTCGTATTCATCTCTGCCTACTTTGGAGCCGTTCCACTCCGTAACCATCTCAACAAGTCGGTATCTGAACCCAGATCGATCTGATATCCCGTAAGCATCTTTGCCCGAAGCAAACCGTGACATCAGTTTATCCTCAGATACTGCATGCTAGGCTGTAGTTTCAAAGCTACACGGTCTTCATCCTCGTCTGCCGCACGTTGGAATTCTTCTTCATACACCGCTTTCAAAAGCTGCACCCTCTCCGGCGCCTTCTTCATAGCGGTGTAGTACGCGAGACCTGCAACCATGCACGGCAGGAATCGGAACGGCGCGTCGGTAGTGTTGACCAATGCATCCGCATCTTCGATTCGACGAACATAGTAGTAGACAAGGCTGTCGCTGGAACTGTCTGGAGTGGGCCAGAGTATTATCTGTGGCGATATCTGTCTGTTGTAAAAGAACTGACTTGGTCTTCCTGTTTGATCTTTGTTGGGTATGTGCAGGTAATCACTCCTGGACATCCGATCTAACTGAAAGTCCACACTGCTTCGACGTATAACCACCTCAAGCAGGTCAGTGTGCGTAGCATCAAGCGTGTATGTCGCTGTGCCCGATGTGAGACTCACCGTCGCCTGCTTCACAGTCCACAAGTTCAAACCACGATTTGCCCAGTCAGCAAACATCAGGTTCAAGGAACGTCGAGCCGTGCGTGCATCGTAACCAGTGCGAACCTCAAGGCCGCACCTTTCGTATGCCTCTTCTATGATCTCAGCAACGTCGAGATCAAAATCCCTTGAACCTGATGTAGTCATTTTTTATCTCCCGCATACAGATTGTCGAAAATCTGATTTACGTCCAAAGTGTAGTCCAAGTCAGACTTGGAATAGTGAACATGCTGCGAAGGTCTAAAATCAGGAGCACCTGACCCCGTCTCGAACCATGCCGGGTGTGTTACCCGTACTCTGTTATTAGGCAGAGCAATCATATTCCCTGTCCATTTCCCTGCATCCAACAACTCTAGCACATGACTTTGCTTATGTTGTGCAGGATCGTCCGCTACCTCACTGTCAGTGTAATCAACTGTAAAGTAGTATTTAGCCGGGTACATCTCTCCATCTACCTTTGCCAGCCAAGGACACGGCTGTGCCCTGTCTAACACATAGACTGCATGAGTATGAGACATGCAATCCCAAGGCTGTGCATAGTGAACCGGCATTGGTTCAGGCCATTCATCTAGCGGTGTATCACCAACTAATGCTGTTATGGGCATCCTTGCCCACATTGCGCCTCCGTGGACGTTGTCTTCACCGGTGTCGTCCACCTCACACCCGGTGAAGATTGTTTGAAAACTTAAACAACGATTCGGCATCGTCGTGACGGCTATCGCCATCGCATGAAGGAATTCCCCGTGGTGGTCATCGTGATTGCAGGTATATTCCCTTCGCACCCAGCACTTGAAGTGCGGGATGTTACTCTGAAGAAATGCCACGTTTTACCTGCTCCTGCTTGCTCCGCCACGACGCATCTTTCTGACGCCACCACGGGCCATACCCTTTTTCTTCATGGCACCACCACGAGCGTAACCTTTTTTCTTCATAGCGCCGCCCATCTTACGCTTGGCAACGCCACCGCGCTTCATGCCTTTTTTCTTCATGGCACCGCCCATTTTCTTTTTAGCGACTCCGCCGCGCTTCATGCCTTTTTTCTTCATGGCCCCGCCACGAGCCATACCTTTTTTCTTTTTCTTCATCGCCATGATAAATCTCCTTTAGCGATTTCTGGTGGGCATCTGCCCAGCACCAGCCATTTCTTTACGAGGCGAACACATCATGCCGCCTTTCTTCATGCGAACCGTGCCACCACTTTTTTTGAACCCCATCTTATTGCGGACGGCTGTGGGTAGCTTGGGCAACCCTTTGTTGTCGGGGGGTATATCTTTTAGAGCCATTACTTTTTCTTCCTTCTCAATGCTTTTACACGACGCGGCTTACCAGCCGGTTGGCCGATCTTAGCCTTCTGACGAATTCTACTGCGCTTTTCCTTGGCAGTCATCTCTGATGCTGTTTTGGGGGTTTTAGACGAAATCCTTTTCGTGGGGCGACAATATGGAGTACCCCGTTTTTCACCTTTGCGACGCCCACACGGCTTACCAGTCCTCTGGTCCGTCCACTTTTCTTTGAACCATCTTTTAAGCGCAAGACCACTTTTTGTTTTCCTGACTGCCATTTACTGCCTCGACTTTCGTATCTCTTTGAGAGTCTCTTGAATGGTCATCTCTTTTCGTGCTTTAGGATCATACTTGCACTGATACTCGTTTGGAATATATTCCGAGTTTTTGAAGAACTGAGATTCAATAGTGTTGTTCTGTCCTTTATAGATGCAAACTAATTGCTCTTTGTCTAATCGTTCGCATTTAACTTTCCGACAAGTTGTCATCTGTTCTGCGGACGCACTGTGAGATTTGAGAAGCAAAACGAAGGCTGTAAGAACGGCTATGCCTGCTCCTATCATTATGGTCCATGCAACAATCTCTACGAACTTTCTCCTGCGTTCTCTCTGTCTGTAAAGCGTTTCCTGCCTACGTTTGCGGATTTGGCCTTCCATCCTGACCAACTCGTCCCACTTGGACTTTCCTAACGTAAGACTAATCCACTGCTGTAGCTCGTACCTTTGCTGTTGCGCTTTTTGCTTGTTGGCAAACGCAAGCACGGCCTCTTGCTCAACGCTTTGACCACCAAACAGCTTCTTAAATATGGGAGGGTTCTTGGCTTCTTTTTCAGCCTGATCTAGATCGGAAAGCGCACCCATCCATCTCGACAAGTCGCTTGCCATAGATTCAATATCTCTGCCGATGGCAAAGCCTTTTTTCAGGGCGCTAAAAGCCGCTGAAGCTGTCGCCATTGCAGATATTGGATCCATCAGTACACTCTTGTGTTTTCGTCTACCAGTTTAGGCAAACAATAGGCGGTGATTGTGTTCCCTTGTTTGTGCAGTTGTTGAGCGAAGTACACGCACTCATTAAGGTCGCGAAAATACATATCACCACTAACGAGACGCTTGTCCTCACCTGCTCCAACATAAACCATTAAAAGAAACGCATGGATCAACGATCTTGTGTTACTGCACCTTTGGTTCGTTTGCGCCTGCCGTTCATGACCGCGCCACAACCTCTGGCAACCGCAGTTCCGTTTTGTGCCTTTCCTCGAAAAGGTCTCTTTGATCGTGTGACAGTGATTTCGAGTCCACCGTCTGCTCGTTTGCTTTTCTTCTTTTTCTTTCCGCCAGTTCCGTAGTTGGCTGCACCGACTTTCCTACATTTCGCGATGGCGCCGCTTGCGTACGCCGACGGGAAAACGCGATATCGCGCTTTAACTTTGTGATAGCATGCATCTTTAGGCATCTTTCCTCGCTTTCCGGATACTGTCCTTGCCTTGACGGAATATTCTTGCGACCTCTGTCTTGCCCATAACCTTTGCCCTCTGCTCTCCGACTGTTAAGATTTGTATCTTCCTTGCAAAAGGTTTCTTAATTTTTCTAACTTTTGCGACTGTCGCTCTAGCATCTGCTGGAGTAGCAAATTTAATTCTAACTGTGTCTCTAGGGTTTTCATCAGTATAGAGTCTACGTCCTGATCCTTTTGGTTTTTTGCCTGTGCCAACTTTTGGATCCTTACGCTTTGCCACGTTTCTTTCTCCTACCAGCGCAATGTGCTCTCTCGCTGAAACCACGAGGGCGCTTGCAGTTCACTTTTGATTTGCGAGACTTGCTCCATTTCCGTTTCTGCGGAGGAGTGGATATTTGTTTCCGCATCGATCCGCGCGAGATTGCCATCACCTTTCCTCCTGATAAAATCTTCCCATAACGGCGTCAGCATGGCGTTGTTAGAATCAACCTTCGCTGCGATCACAGCCGTGCGCTTATCAACCTCTATGAGGGTTGTAAGGATCCAAACCACAAGAGAAAGAGCCACCCCGCTAAGACCAACAACAAGGGTTTTAACCACGGTTTTTTCATCTAGCATTTCCATCTCCGCCGTGCCTGACGCAGTCGGCTGTTCGGATTCTTCGCAGCTTTCGGGAACTTTTTCATTTGCCCAGCAGAACGAGCGCAGAAAGACTTGCGTCTTTTTGCGGCCTTACTTCCAGGCTTCACCTTGCCCGTAACTGCGGTTTTAAGTTTAGATCCTGGGTTAGCTCTACGATATGCAGCCACGCCAGCCTTAGTCATTCCCGCCCCAGCTTTTGTGGGGCGGAAATTTTTCTTGTTTCTAGGCGGCATCTTGCTGGGTTTACGTGCCATGACGCTACCCAAAAAATGCAGTTATCGAATCAACATTTGTCAGTGTCACATGACAGCCGTCTTCGAAGATTATCCCGTGATCTGGAATGGTGATCTGAGTGTCATCTCCTGCCACAAAAGTCATGGTCAGCAGAGTCGTGCCGGATCCACCGCCACTCCTGAACACAGCAGCGGGACTTCCACTGCTTGCACTTCTGATGACAAACGACTTAAGCCGATTCCTGCCGCCAATCAACGAACCTGTCGAGGTCGCCGTTTTAGCAATGATAGAGCTAGCCATCTAAACCTCCCTTAGAATACGGAGTATTCTAGCTCAACAGTAAACCTTCCAGCAGTCACGTCAGCGTTAACAGCGGTGGTCGCAGCAGCATAAAGATGCGTGCTTGCGATAGCCGCAGTCACGTTAGGAACGAAGATGTGATAGTTCCCGGCTGAATCGTTGAAGTTGATGTCGATTTCGGTAATCGACTGAGTCGCGCTCAACTGCTCATTGAAAGACGTAACGCCAGCACCAACAATCTCCGTGCCTGAAGATACCGCCGCATTCGTGGCCGTACCGCTAGTTGCACTTAGCTGAAGACTTCCAGCCAACGTCTGACCTGCTGCCGTTGTAATTCCGATCAAGGCTCTGTGGATGAAGAACTTTGTGGGAGTTACAAGGCCGTCAGGAGCATCGGTATTTAATGTGCCCAGTTCTACGAGCACATCACCATCTGCATACGCTGTGCTGGCGGCGTCAGTGGCGGCAAGAGACCCAGCAAAAGACTGAATCTTCCTTGTTCCCATAGAAACAAGCTGCCCAGTTGAATTAACAGAAAAACCAGTTTCTGTGATTGCACCAGTGGTGCTGCTTTCATTGATTACGTTGAATCCACCCTTTGAACGGACTGGACCCGAAAAAGTTGTATTAGCCATTTTGTACTCCTGTCTTGGCTAGTGTCAGCTTTTGCTGTCAGGGACGACATGATTGTAGCCCAAAAAAACAGGGGCTGCAAATGCAGCCCCTGAGTAACCAAACCTGTTGCGAGTTTGGTTGGGAGGAACCTTACGCTCCTGGCGAACCGAATACACAACGTGGATCGGAGAAGCCAAACGAGTAACGCTCACGAGCCTTGAACCGCATGTTACCGGTGTCGAAGTCCGGGTCCATGTTGGTTGCCAGAGCAAGCCTTTCGAAGTGCTTGAAGCCGTTCGGGGCGTCCGTCTTGATGAAGAACGCATCCGTATCGGTTAGGAAGTCATTGACCACATAACCCTCCGGCAGCATGCCCATGCTCTTGACCGCGTTGATATCGTTATCGGCGCTACCGACACGAAGGTTCGATACCAACAGGCGCTCGGCAATGAACTGAAGCTGACGCGGAATGATGAGCTTCATGCCACGAAGAGCAATGATCATGCCTCGCTCGTCAACGAATCCTGCGATGCTGATCAAGAAATCTTCCAAGGAAGTTTCGTTCAGATCGGCTGCTGTCGAAGGCTCGTTAGCAAACGTGCCGCCACTGGTCAGTGGGTGGTCAGTAGCACAAAGTGCCTTGCCATCACCACCAGCAGAAGCGCCTGCCGTAAACGCATTGTTAAGGACCGAAGCGGCCTTAACTTGCTTGGTGTGTGCCATAGAACGTGCAAGTGCACGAGTATAGCGGGATGCTAGACGGTCGTACAGGTTGTCTTCCACCGCTTCTTCGGTGATAGAGAATCCCATCGCGATGGTCTCGTGGTTATACCTTGCGGTATACGCCTCTTGAGCATCGTCGAATGTGATACCGGAACCTTCCTGCTTAACAGGAGCGGCGCCGAAACCTGACAACATGACCTCTTCCTCAAAGGCTCGATCTGATGCCTCTGTGTCATAGATCTCTGCATGCTGACCTTCGTAGCGATTGTATTCCATACCGAAAAGAGCGTTAAGACCTGGCTCAAGCTCTTTCGCGAGTTGTGCGCGACTAATAGCCATGACTCAATCCCCTTATGATACAGTCGCTTCAGCCGAACCGGCCAGAAGCGCATGGTTGTTAAACATCACAATCAGCGGAATACCGGCAGCAGTGAAGTCAGCATTATCTGGATCATCCAAGAAACCAACAATCTTTAGCGGATGCGAAAGATCGGAAGCATCTACAGTTGATACATCAAGCTGTGCTGTCGAAATACCGGTGGTTGTGTCGCCATCTGCTGCGCCCTTGCTGGACTCAGCCGAGAACTCTGCGCCCTCGAAGATGGTGGCGATTGCACCAGCTTTGTTGGTAAGACTAGCGTCCGAACAGATGATGAACCGCTGCATCGGATTGTCATACACATTCGCAATGATGTCGAAATTTGTGTCTGCACTTCCCGATCCGGGCCAAGTGTTCGAAAACTTTTTCTTACCGGTGGTTGCGTCTACATACTCGCAGCCAGCAAATACACCAACGAATTTCAAAGTGTCACCGGAAGCAGAACTGGAGACGGCGACTGTGCCGTCGTTAGTTGCGATAACCGGAGAACCTTGAAAAATCGCGCTTGCATCTGACTTTATGCGATATGCATTAAAACCTTGGGTAGCTGGGGTGCTACCTGCGGTATTGATCGGCTTCATGCCGAAGCCAACATTAGTGTTAGCCATTTGCCTACCTCACAAGTTACTCGGAGGGTTTGCCCCCGAAAGTTACACGACTTTGCCTATCGCTATGTATAGGCATCGAGGGATGCTGTTCCCTCATAAGGTTTTCATCAACGGCTTTCATTTGGTTGCGGGTCTGTTCCCGGTAGTAATCAGTTCTTTCCTCGACCGTTTCTTCAGGTATCCGGCACAACATCAAACCGCCGACACCGATAACACCTGCATTCTTTCCCTCTTCAATGACCGGATAGTTCTCCGCAAGATCAGGATATTCATCCGCTCTGACCGGCTCCCAGCCCTCACGCATCTTGGCGTGCACGTTCGTCTTGTCGTCTTCGCCCCGAAGAGCAGTTCTGACCCAACGATGCTGAAACCCAGCCGGAGCCTCGGGAGCTTCCAGCTTTGATGGGGGTGCCCAAGGCTTACGCCTTTGGGTCTTTGCGCGACTTGTAGCTTCGCGTGGCTTTCTATCGGCCATGTCTTACTCCTTCACGTACTTCGCATATTCTTCAAGCGGAACATTCAACCGTTTCGCAATCGCAATCTGCGAAGGTGTCAGTTTGACCGTCCTGCGCCCCTTGTTAGCCGGCGCTTTTGACGCCGTGGACTCAGCAGAAGCGACTCTGGGTCCAGTATCGCGCTTTGTCCCTGCAAACTTCTGCGGAAACGCATCACGAACTCTCTTATCTAACTCACTATAGTAGTCATCAGAGGTCGGGTCAAACCCATCCTCTTCCACAAGTTGTCTATGAAAGCCAAAAGCTGCGTATGTCATGGCCTGATCGTTGCCAAACCACTCGTTTTTCTCCGCCCAAGCCTCGGCTTTAGGGTCTGGAGGGGGTGCAGACTGCTGTGTTGGCTGTTGAACCGGCTCCTGATCCGGCGCTGGACGAGCTTTTCGCTCTTCTGCGCGCCGATTTGCCTCTTGATGCCGCGCTTTATCAAGCGCGATCTGACTAATCCGCTCTTGCGCTGCAAACATGGCGTCTGCATCGCCTTCATCGTATGCTTTTTTGTACGCTTCCTTGGCTGCGGCGGCGTCAGACTCAAGTCTGCTGCCAAATTCACCGACATACGCCTGATCTACCTTGTCCAGACGTGCGCGAAGCTCTTCATTCTGCTTTTTTACCGCCTCGGCGTACTCAATAGCAGCCTGTCTTTGACGTTCTTCCTCACGATACTTGCTCGTGATCTTTGAAATACGCCGTTTTACAGACTCTGAGTATTGTTCTAACTCATCATCGTCAGATTTTGCCTGCTCTTGCTCTTCGGGGGCCGTCTCTACCTGCTCTTCGGATGTTTCACGTGAAACATTTTCAGGTACCTCGGTCTCGACAACCTCTACTTCTTGCGTCTCTTCCTTTTCGGCGACGTTGTTTTGCATACTATGCTCCGTATGTCTTGATATCGTCTGGATTGACGATTGTTGCAATGACTTCATCGTCATTGATTATGCGGACTTCTCCGCCTTCGATCTGAAAACGTGACCCTGCGTAGCGACCGATACAAACCCAGTCACCCTCTTTGCACCACGGCTCAGAACCCGGTCCAAACTTGTCCGGATCTTGATAAGCAAGAGGTCCGAGCTTGACCACATACGCCACCACAGTGGCCCGTGCCTCTCGGTCTTTGGCTTGATCAGGTACGTACACGCCACCTTCCGTCTGCGACTTGCCCTGATAAGGCATAACAAGAATCCGCCAGCCGGTGGGCTGCGGGACTCGCTCTGTCGCTGGTTTCTTGGAGGCTTCTTCTTCAGCTTTTTTCTTGGCTTGCTGTTGCCGGAGGACGTGATCAGGTACTAGAAGCGTCGTCATAGTTTGCTTTCTTTAGCAGGGCGTCAAACTCATACAATGCCTGGCTAATCCCCTGTACCTCGCCACACATTGAGCGGTAAGCCTCTATATCTTTGGCTCCACCGGTTGATAGAACACGTGTAATCTCATCCATACGATTGTTCAAGGCTTTTCGATAAGCGTGAACAAAATCTACAACGTCCATTATCGTCTTGCTTTCCGTCGTGCAAGATCTGCTTCAAGTTGTGCGCCGAAACCCAGTTCGGCTGCGGTTGGCCCACGCGACGGCCTTGATGTTGGCATCATCATGGGACGAGGGGGAATCCTGCTAATCAAATCGATTGGATCACCTGTCGAAGGAAGGGCCGTCGATACCGAATCCGGGTCTGGGTAAAGCTCCTCATATGCGTCCTGAAAAAACTCCATGCGCCGTCTTGTATCTTCGAACTCATCAATATTCTGCCGAAGCCTATCCGTCGCTGGACCAAGTATCGACTCTCTGACAACAGGTGCAGATGGTGCAGGATTCGGATTATACTCAGGAATTTGTCCTTTACGTGTCTGAACAACTCTGTTCTCTGAAACAACGGAAGGCGTAGTCACCATCGGCTGCGCTGCGAGAACATCGGCCACACTAGGCATTGTCGCATCGTCTGGTCTGATAAAACCGGGGGTCACAGGTGTTTCCTGCGGACGAGTGTTTATGTCGGCGAAATAACTTTCTGGGTTACGAACATCGGGGTCAGTCGTGAATGGTTCAAAAACATCAGAGACAGCGCCTGTCGGGGCTGCCTGTGCAACAGGTGCCGCCGCCACAGAACCTTCAGGAAACTCGCCGAGTTCAAAACCAATATCGCCCATCTCGGAAAACAGTGGATTGTCGTACGAAGAAATATTCAACGCGGAGCGGCGATTAGCACGTTGCATAAGCGGCCCAACTAGCGGAAGAGCGCCCATGATTCCAAGGTCTCTTTCTAGTGTTGGATCGTAAGTAACCGTGCCAAAACGAGTAGGCGACCCCTCGCGCAGAAAACCGCGAATGTTGCCTCGTGCATCTCGTGGGTTCAAATACTGATCATAGGCCAGCGCATTGACTTTGTTCAGCGTAGCAATGCCGCCGGGGGTGTTTGCAGCGTAATTAATCTTGCTGGGATCAATGCCAAAGACGCGGCTGAAAAATCCTTCGTTGCCGTACGGATTCGTTTCAGTACGACCAGTTACATTCATGAACTCCTGCTGCGATAGAGTTCCTGCTTTTTCACCAGAGCCGGAGTCAAAATCAACGGGTGGACCAAATCCGCCCATAGGTCCACTTGCGCCGCGAGTTGCACGAGTGGATGTGTCCGCTGAACGGTCGTACGTATCTTGAACGGTGCTACCGCGACGACCACCAAGCTGCGCCTCCATGCGCTCCTGTTGTCCGCGAGTTGTAGGAACAAACTCTGGTGGCATCTTAATACACTCCCGAAAACTTGGTGCCTCTAACCGCAGCACCCGCACCACGAGCTTGTGGCGCCGCACCTACATCTGTAGCACCACCCATCGCCTTTTTGCGTCCATGCTTGGACTTTTTCTTTTTGGGCCTTTTGGGTTTTACCGTGTCATAAGAAAGAAAGTTCGCATCTTTCGGACCTTTGTCCACGTTCACATCGATTTCCGTATCCTTCGTCGCGATATCGGCCATCTTTGCTATGTCTTTTTCTCTTCGATTCAACTTCTCAAGGGCGTCCCTCAAGGTGCCGCCTGCCTGAAACTCAACAGAATCTAACGTCTCGGCCTGCTTGGCATGAGTCTTGGAGGCTTTCTTCAGCCCCTTGGCAACCTTGGTTACCTTTTTCTGCATCTTGTTCATGTTCTTCTCCAACACCTGAGAGCCACCATCCTTGCGGCGGCGACCTTCTTCGACAAGACCCTTGGCTTTACCATAATCGATCTTCAGATCGTCAGCAAACTGCTTGATGCGCGGACGTGCCATTTAACTAGCCTTTTCTTTTTCGTGACCCAGCCACACCGCAAACGCACCGGTCATAGCTCCAGTCACAACGCTTACAAGTCCCGCCTGCGCTGGTGTAGGGTCGGGCAATGTCATAAACCACTCCACTACCCGCCAAGCGGATATTGACATCATAATCATCATCAAGCGGGGTAGTATCTTCCACCGCAGGAATCTTTCCATCGTCACTTCGGCCACCGCTCATCTCACTTCTTGCCAAAAAACTTGGTCGCCGACCGGACGGCGAAGGAAGCACTCACAATGACTCCCAAGGTATACTGATAGTATTCAGGCATGGCCTCCAAAGCCGCAAAGCCCTCGGCTACAATCTGCCTGCCCCAGTCACCACAAAAAGCCAGTATAAGCGGGATGCTGAACAAAATGGTAAGCCACTCATCTTTCCAGGAGTTCTGACTGCCCTTTGCCATCAGCTTCTCCCACTCCGCAGTGGACGTGGCTGCTGACACCATCACGGCAGCTTCCGCCTCTGCCTTGGCTTTGGCAATGGCTGTCTTGCCCCGTTGCTCCTCGGTCTTCGAGTCCATCCAAGAAGAAACGAGTCCGCTGACCGGACCAATCAGTGCCTGTATCATCTATTCCTCGACAATGCTGCCTGCGTATTGATTCTGTAGATATTCACGTCGTTACGTGCTTCTGCAATGTCAGCCTGCAACTTCTGCCGCTGCTGCGCTAACTCGTAAGACTGCTGCAACTTCTCACGGTCCATCTGGAAGTCCATCTGATCATTCATGACCTTGCGCTGGATTTCCATCTGCGAGTTCTCAAGCTCTTTCTCGCGGATACCAATCAACGGATCCTGCTGCTGGTTAGCCTGTAGCGCAGGCATGATATCACGCATAATCTCGCTGACCTGCTGTGCAACCGTAGACTCAACAAGATCCGGCGCGATCTGCGGCACAGGCTCTCCTGCTTGCATCGCCTGCTGTGCAGCTTCTTGGAAGAACGCCATGACCTGATCCCGAGCCAGCGCACCAATGTGTTCCTGCACATGAGACAATAACAATACAAACGCCTGCGGGTTAGCCGTGCCAACTTGCGAAGACAAGAACATGGTGTGCGCCACAATATGCGCCTCGTGATCCTGATCTGGGAATACCTGCAACGGCATACCCTTCACAGCGTTTGCATTCTCTGTGGCCGGGTCAATCGGTTGCGGTGGTTGCGGCGGCGGCAAGATCGCATCGATGTTCTTGATGTCCATCGCATCGTACATCCGGCGGTATGCCTCATACTGATTGTGCAACTGCGGCGCCTGCTGTGCCAACTGCATCTGTGTCTGCGCCAACGACAGGCGCTGTGCCATCGAAAAGATCGACGGGTCTGACACTGGCAGGATGTCTACACGACCATCAAAGTCCTGCTGCATAACTTCGGCAGGCACGTTCTGACCAACAAAGTATGGATAGGGTGTCGGGTTGTCGGCAAAGATTTCTGATAGCAGCCGGAACTCTTGCTTCTGTCCGTAGTGCAGCCGCTTGTGAATCGACGAGATAATCTTCGAGCCTTGCTCGATCAGAGCCACCGTCGTGCCAACCGGGGCCTGTGAGTTTGCGTCTGCGATCTTTGCATCTGCAACCTGTGCAAACCTGCGGCCCGAATCCACGATCACACCAAGCAGTGACGCGAGTGTGCTCGACGGCTCTTTGTACGGCAGTGGAATCAAAGCATTCCGCAAATCCCCACCCGGTGCATCGATGTCCCTGAACTCACCCGGCGCCAGCGGCTCGTCGTCGTT